TCCTCTGGATTGTCTGATAGATTCGCGAAGATCCAATTCATCCTTTCTTTATCAGTTAACTTCTTCCACATCTTTCGATGAGCGATTTGTTCTTCCGTTAACTCTTCATGGAATGGATTCCCCTGGCAAATCGGACACTCTTTGGCTGGAATGGTATGATGACAGTTCATTCTTTCACTTCCCGATCGCGGACTAGTTCGATGTAACTCTGATACCATCCTTCGCTCCTCTTGTGAGTTGCTTCGAGTTCGTCTTCTAATGCCCCAATGGACTTTCCTTCCTTCTCTAATCGTAGTTGTTTGCGTACCCATTCGCTAAAGTTAACCTTTTGCTTAGCTAGTTCCCATGTTCCGGCATCTAATGTGACATTTATTGGTCTCATATCTACTCCGAGGAGTGATTATGCCTTAAATCTATGCGCACGCATAGCACATGTAGGTGCAAACTTCATAGGTACAAGGCCCCCGGTGGTAGGAGGTGTAGTAGGTGAATAGGCGCGGATGCTTGCGTAGCAGCACCGGCCTTGGCCTGTGGCTATTCACGAGCAGTAAAGTCATGCTAGAATTTAGATCAGAAGATAAACTGCCACGGTAGGAGTGCGCATAGATTTATACACCTAGTGTAATTACCACACCACATGGCAATCAAAGGTTTGACCCAGACTTCCAGTTTAATTACAATTGGATTTAGCAATACAGAAAGTGCAGCGAACACATTTACCCAAGCAAGGGTCGATCTCCAGCTCAACCCACTCGACAATGAAGTATTCGTTTGCCAGGCAATAAATCTGGATCCGATCGCTCCTGACGTCGTCCCCGGTGTCAACACACAAACCAATTGCAGTTTGACCAGTACATCGGTAACTTCAGTTCAATCCCTAGCAGAGAGTTCTTGCATGGCAACCGCTGTGATGGACATTCGTACTAACGTAGCTCTAGCAGCAGCATCTGCTGGTGTTCCATTTACTCGAACAAGCATGGAGACTCCTCCAGCCGCGCTCGAATACATTGCGATCATCGCTACAAATGATTTCTTCACCCAGATCCAAGGTACCTCCAACGCTAACGCAAAAGGTGTTACTGGCAAACTATACGGTTTTAGAGCTAAGGCATCGGCCAGCATCTATAGTGCATTGGTCCAATCCGAGTTACTATCCGCTTGAATGGGGGGTTAAACCCTTGGTTCGAATACATGGTAATTACTGCGGTCCTAATTGGACGGGTGGTAAACCGTATGCTGCAAACGATTCGAGAGTTGATTGGTCAGTAAAGCCCATCGATGCATTGGATAGAGCTTGTAAACAACACGATCGTAGTTGCATCGATGGTTGTTCAGCAGCCGACGATCGGAGATTAGCAAGGAAGGCAACAATGATTGGAATCTTTAATCCACGTCTGGCGCCAGTAGCCAGAGCAATAGCAGTAGCAATGTGGACTGCATCATTAACTAGGAGTGATTAAAATGGCGACTGTAACATTAACGTTAGAAGAATATGAAGCTCTGCGATCTCTAATATCGTCAGAGCGTGAAAGCGAAGGTGCAACTCTTGCAGCAGCACCAGCGAAAAAGAAAAGAAAGAAGGTTTCAAAGTATTCTCGTGAATTTGGAATTCAATTAAAGAAGCTTGTCAAGAAACACCCGCGCACGAAGGTTACAAAATTAATGAGTCAAGCTCATCGAAATACAAAGAAGGCGATGAAATGATTCCAACAATACAATGCCCTCATTGTAAAAAGAAGTTCGAGTCTAAGATCGTTTGGTTAAAGCACATGAAGAAAGTTCATGACAAACCTTAATCTTCTTCGAAGACAATATTGAGTTGTGTTTGTGATCGATTATTCCTTACACATGTTCCGCACTTCTTCGATTGCGAGTTTGTTGAAACTCGAGCTCCACAAATAATACAAATTTTAGCAAATGATTTCATTCTGATTCCTCCTCTGGATTGTCTGATAGATTCGCGAAGATCCAATTCATCCTTTCTTTATCAGTTAACTTCTTCCACATCTTTCGATGAGCGATTTGTTCTTCCGTTAACTCTTCATGGAATGGATTCCCCTGGCAAATCGGACACTCTT